AATTCATTTCAGTTAATCAAGCCTCTGCGTAATGCTACTAAAAGCTCAAGTAGCTATAATTTCAATACTAATGCCACCAGTGGTTATCCTGTCGTTTATGTCGTTATTCGCAGGATAACTACCATATCAATCAAAACAAGAGAAATAAATGCCAAAAGTTCAACACACTAAAAAAGGACTAGTATTAATAGATGATTGGTATCCTGAAGATATTCATAAAGTAAGTACTGAAATACTAAAATTAAAACTAAAAGACACTGAAGTTAAAACTGTTATGTATGACATAATGAATACCTATGATGCAAACAATGGTATAAACTGGGACACCATAGAAAACTCTATCAAAAAACTATTTGATTTAAATGAACTTCAAGGAGCATAATCACATGGTAGATTGGAATATAAAAATGTATGAAGATCTTGACGAAAACATTGATATAGCACTAAAGAACTCAATAACAAAACTAATAAATGGTATTGATGATCTGACTTTCGATCAAATTGATACACTAGATAAAATCGTAAGTGATACTGCTGAAAAATATTCAGATGGTGTAAATCAACCTGATATAATTCAAGCAATTACTGCATACCAATGTTACGCAGATAAAAAACTAAAAACTGCTGTGCTTAATCATTTACATGGTAGAGATAAATTCTACGGGGAAAGTTATGGAGAATAAACCATTTCAAGTAAAATACCCCTTAACTAAAGAAGAAGCTATAGAATATATGTTCCAATACCAATACTCTCGTGAGCGTAAAGATGGACGTACATTCAGAAACTTCTTAATACGTAAACTCGGTAAAAGATAATGACAATCTGGGCTATCCTTAACACCCTAACGGTGTTTTGGGTGGCCTAGATATCTTTATTTTTTTATAATAACCGACATCCCAGATCTGCATCTTTTTTTCGGTAACCGACATCCCAGATCAGGCATTTATAGTGGAGCCACGCAAGAGCGTGTCTCTTTGACAAGGAAAAAATATAATGGCATTTAATCCAAAATCTTTACAAAACTTAGCACCTCAAATAACATCTGTCGAGAAAGCTAGGGAAATGCAAAAGAAATCTGTACAATCACGTATGGCTAATAGAGAAGCAAGAGAAAGACTTAAGCTAACAGCTGCAGAGATGAAAGTCGATGTAGATGAACTAACTAATGAAGTGTCTGCTGTTGGTTGTTTAAAAGTTCTTTTAGTTAAATATATGCAAGAGGGTGAGTATGATGAGGCGGCAAAGATAGCTACAACCTTAGCTGAGTTTGAGACTCCAAAACTTGCACGAGTCGATCAAACAAATACAGAAATATCCACTGAGGAACTATCTGATGATGAACTTAACAACAAACTCAGAGAACTTGGATTTAAAAATTAAAGAGATTCTTCAATGTATTGAAGGATATAAAGAAGATCTCGATAAAATGATAGAAACTGATGAAATTGATAATAACGAATACAAAGAAATACTAGAAGAAGTAAGTGAACATGCAGCATCGTTGATTGTTCAAATGAGGATTAAACATGACTACGGGCAAGAAGAAGATTAGAACGTGTCTAATGGGGTATTGTGAAGCAACTAATAGTAATAAAGATATATGTGACTTATGTTATTATAGATTTAAAGGTGAGCTTGGCGTAAAAATGTCTCAAGTGGTGCGCTTTATGATAAAAAGAGCAGTAGAAAGAAATAAATATGAAGTCAACATTACCAAAGAGGACATATATAATGTTTGGTCTGAAGACAATAAGTGTCCTATACTGCACACAATATATAAAATTGGTAATGAAGACTATGATACCTCACCTAGCTTAGATAGAATAGACCCAAGACTTGGATACACACCAGATAATATTCAAATTATTTCAAGTCTAGCAAACAGAATGAAAAACAATGCAACTGATGAGCAACTATTAAAGTTTTCTCATTATTACATAGAGTATTATAGGAAATGGTATGAATCAAACGTGGTTAATTAAAGTAATAGGAGTGGTAGTAATTTGGATGCTGGCAATGATAATACTAGTATAAAATTTAAAAAAGAATGGGAGTTAATTTTAGGGCATGAATTAAAAAATTACAAAACACCTTTTGCAGATGAAGTCTACAGTATTTATCTAGAACTAAAACAAATAGAGGATAACAATGAAATTAAAAATAGAAAACAATGAAGAGTGGGATGTTGTAAATAAACCTAAACATTACCATAAGAATGGCATGGAAGTCATTGAAGTTATTGATGCTTTTACTCCTGATTCTTATTCATATTGTATGGGTAATGCTATTAAATATTTATTAAGACATCAAGAGAAAGCCGCACCTGTTCAAGATTTAGAAAAGTGTGTTTGGTATATTAATAAAATGATGAATGATTGGAGAAACTCTTGAGCACTTTATTATTTGACATAGAGGCAGATGGTATATATGCAACAAAGGTATATTGTATTGTCACAATTGATGTTGACACTAAAGAAGTTAAAAGTTATGGCCCAAAAGATATCTTGGTGGGATTGGATTCTCTTATATCCGCTGATCGCCTTGTCGGTCATAATGTTATTGGCTATGATATCCCTACCTTGGATCGTCTTTATGGCACTTCTCTTTTAAACAAACCTGTACATGACACTTGGGTTATGTCCCAAACCTTACGTTATACACGTTCTCATAAGCATGGACTTGCAGGTTGGGGTGAACACTTAGGTAACAAAAAGATTGATTATAATGATTGGTCACAGTTCTCTGAAGAGATGCTAAAGTATTGCATACAAGATTGTAAAGTAAACTTAGAGGTATACCAAGAACTCTTAAAAGAATACACTAATATCTATAAAACTAACCCATTGATTCAAAAGGGATTACAGGTAGAGCAAGCAATAGCTAAAGCAAATGTAATGATGAAGAGAGATGGTTGGAACTTTGATTATGACTTAGCTGTACAAACAGAAGCAATGTTTGTAGAACGTATGCATCAAATAGAACGCATCCTAGAACCTAAGCTAGGAACCAAAGAGGTATTCATTGATAAAGAACCAAAACAACCTAAGTTTAAAAAGGACGGGACGTATACTGCTGCTACCGCTAGGTCGCTCTCAGAGTACTTCGGAGAAGAAATCAAAACAACTGATACAAAAAGAATGCCCGCCGGAACAAACTACCAAAGATCTAAAGTAGAACAGATTGATCTAGGGCAAATTGCTTTAGTAAAAGAATGGTTGCTAGCTCAAGGTTGGGAACCAGATGATTACACTAGAAAGAAAATGCCAGATGGTAGCTGGAAAAACATGGGTCCAAAGATAACAGAAACTTCACTAAAGAAATTTGGTGATGATGGATTAAGAATATCTGAGTATTACACTTTACGTAATAGGTTATCAGTTCTTGAAGGTTGGAAAGATAAGGTAGTAGATGGAAGATTACACGGAAACATGTGGACTATTGGCACTCCGTCATTCCGTTGCAGACACGAAGTCATTGTTAACCTCCCTTCAGTTAATGCTACCTACGGCAAGCCAATGCGAACTATTCTCAAAGCAGACAAAGATGATGTCATCGTTGGATGTGACTCTTCAGGAAACCAGCTTAGAGGACTGTGTCACTATCTTAAAAACCCTGAATTTACAAATGAAATTATTAATGGAGATCAACACCAACGTAATGCAGATGCTCTCTCAAAAGCGATTGGCAGCAAGGTAACTAGGCAGACAGCCAAGGGTTTCCTATACTGTTATATGTTTGGTGGTGGTGCTGCAAAACTAGGGGAGGTTCTGTGTGGTTATCGTAATCAAAAGTTAGGTGCTAAAGCCATAGAAGAATTTTCATCTTCAATCAAAGGGTTAAAAGAACTTAAAGGTAAAGTAGAATCTGAATGGGAGAATCGTAAACTAACTCAAGGAGTTGGTTGGATTCAAGGACTCGATGGTCGTCCTGTATTTGTACCAAGCCAACATCAATGCCTTAACTATTTGCTACAATCAGCAGAAGGTATTACATGTAAAGCTGCAGTAGCTTACGCTATGGATAAAGTTAAAGAAGAAAAACTAAGGGCAAAACTTCGTATCTTTTACCATGATGAGCAAGCTTGGTCATGTCACCCAGATGATGCTGATAAGCTAGGTAAGATTTTAAAAGACTCATTTAAAGAAGCACCTCAATGGTTTGCTGTCAACTGTATGGAAGGCGGTGACTATGTAGTAGGTGAATCATATGCAGACGTTCACTAATGGGGACACAATGAAAGTATCTAATATATCAAAACTAACTGGCAATCGTAACTACATGGAGTTAGATATTACTTCTGATCAAATTAATGCTTACAACCATAATGAAGATTCAGTTGCAAATATCTTTCCTACTTTAACAAACAGTGAGAAAGTCTTTTTAATATCAGGGGTAACACCAGAAGAACTAGAGGAGAAGGATGATGTTAACATTAATAGACGCTGACTCAATTCTATTTAAAGTATGTTGTGTACATGATAGTAAAAGTAAAATACGTAAGCATCTAAAAGAAGACTTAACAAAAATAGATGCTGATTGTATGATGGGACAACTACACATTGCTGTAAAAGGTAAGGGTAATTTTCGTTATAAAGTATTTAAAAACTATAAGTCTAATCGTCCATCTTTAGCTGAAGACTTTAAAGATAAACTTAACTATGCTCACAGTTGGTTGTTAGATAATTATCCAGCAACTACAGCAGATGGTATGGAAGCAGATGACTTAGTATCTATATGGGCATGGGAAGCTATTAGAAAAGAGCAACCTTTTATTATAGCACACATAGATAAAGACTTAGATCAAATCCCCGGACAACATTACAATTACAATAAAGAAACTCGTTACTCTGTATCTGAGATAGAGGGTTATCAAAAGTTAATTGAACAATGGATTACAGGGGATAGTGCTGATGGTATTCCAGGTATCAAAGGATACGGCAAGGTCAAGGCTAAAAACATAATGAATGGAGTAGCATTAGAAACATTAGAAGATCGTGTCAGGCAAAGCTACAAAAGCCAAGGATACTCTAACGAATACTGCCAACAAATGTATGACTGTGTATACATGCTACAGTCATGGGATGAATTATATGTACATGAACCATCGCTTAAACCTGAAACCAATATCAGCGAATCGAATGTTTTACAGGATGAAACAGAAGACTGCAGACTACAAGAGGTATCAGAATGATGTAAGAGATATGGTCATATGGTTAGATGGTGATAAATTTGAATGGCCTTTTGGATCAGAACAAGTATTTGTTTGTGTCCATGCAGGTCTTTCAAATAAAGCAGCTGACTTAGACAACATCATCAAACCTCTACTCGATACCTATCAAGTTATGTATGATGACTTCAATGATAAAAATGTATACGGGATCTCCATGTTTAAAGATTTAGTACCAAGGGGATCTGAGTATTTAGATGTCAGTATAATAAGGAAAAATAATGATACAAATGACAACACCTAAAGACACTTACACTGTTGACTATCCAGCAGCAGTTGAGTATCGCAATAAACAAGCAGCAATATTCTGGCCTCCAGATGAAATCAAAGTAGGGAAAGATAAACAAGATATCTTAGTTAACATGACTCCTTCAGAAAGACATGGTGTTATTACAACATTAAAACTATTTACAAAGTATGAGTTAATAATTGGTGAAGAGTTTTGGTTAACTAAAATTATGAATGCATTCCCTAGACCTGAGATACAATCTATGGCTGCTTTGTTTGGAGCTATGGAGTTGTCTGTACATGCACCATTCTACGCTAAACTTAATGAGGAACTAAACCTTGCGACTGATGAGTTCTATAATTCGTACCTTGAAGATCCAGTACTATCGGATAGAATTAAATTCTTGGATAAGATTTTATCGAGTGAAGATTTGGTGTTTGCTTTGGCTGCGTTCTCTTTTATTGAAGGTGCGGTCTTATACTCTAGCTTCGCCTTCCTTAAACACTTCCAAACAAACGGAAAAAACAAACTACTAAATGTTGTAGCTGGAATAAACTTTTCTGCTAGAGATGAGTC